TGACGTTTGCCCAGTCGGTGAAGCTAACGGATTCCTTAGACCGAAAGCCGCCCATACTATCCGCCTGAGTAGTGTAGGCGTAGCACGTTACTTGCTCATTTAGTTTGCCCGGATTCATAGAAACAGCTTAGTACGTTCTTTAGCCAGCAGGCTGTTTAGATCCGCTTTAAGGTTACTTACAATAGTACCCGTTACGCTTATGCCTCGGTTCTGGTACAGCTCGGCGCATATCTTTAGAATAGCCTCTTTTACGTTCTCGGTAACGTAGGACAGTTGGGCCACATAATTAACCGTATAAGTAGAGTAGGCCGTAGGCGATGGAATGCGAAGCCGTCCCCCGGTTAGTAGATAGTAGTCCGTATCTGCTGTTAGGGTAGTGTTTGCCCCTTCCAGGTCCTGACCTACTACGGAAGTAATAGCGCTTACCGGACCCATCGGCAGCACGTATCTAAGTTCTCCGGCGTCCATGTCTCGGTCATCGTCAAAGTCCCAAAGGATCGCCTGCATTCGGTTTTCGTTTAGGCTCTGGCCTATGTACGTCTCTACGTATCGCGTAGACGCCTCTAACTGCCGGTCTATTAGGTCATCTTCGCCGGTAATGTTTACGGCGCGGGCATAGGTCCGAAAGTCTGCACGGCTGATAATGTTAGCCGGGGTAACGGCCGTTACTGTATGGTCTATTCTCATGCTTCAAAGTTACGGCATAAGAAAGCCCCGCATTACACGGGGCTACCACCAAACACACTAAACAGACATGAAAACATGAAAGTAAGCTAACGCAAAGATAGGGCAATAAAAAAGCCCCCGAAGGGGCTTCTATTTTTAAAGCTCTGCGAAGGTTTGCACTAAGGCTACTTTCATGGCCATGCTTTTGTAATTTGCTATAGCCTGGTCTTCGGTTCTGAACTCCTTTCCTAACATAGCGTGAGGATTTGCAGTAATCTTTTTAACGGTAACGTAGTTGTACTTTCCCGTTACTTTCAGTATCCCCCATTCGATACCACGAACTTTTATAGTTGTGCTTCTGTAAGTTGCTCCGCCGTCAGTAAGTGTTCTAATTTCCATGTCGGTGTTTTTAGGTTGTTTGATGTATCAAAGGTGCAAAGCCTCTACATACCCTACAAGCACTTTAACATTTCCGCCCAGACTTTAACATTTGACATAAAAAAAGGGGACCGAAGCCCCCTTTCTAATTACTCAATCTACTACTATGTAGGAGTAATGATGTACTTAACGTTCGCGTACGTGTCAGTGAACACGGCGTTGTCGTGCTTACGAACGTGCGCCAGACGCTCCTCTACGCGGACAGTAACCAGGTTCTTTTGAGCGTTGTCAGAATCCTGAGGGAAGAACTGTACGGAAGGTGCAGAACGCTGGAACAGCTGAGAAGCTGCGGCCTTGTCAAACACAAAGAAAGAGCCTTCAGCTACTGCTGAGCTGTGGTAAACAGGCATACCGAAGAGGGTATAAGTGTTCTGTACAGCGTCAAAGTAGTAAGGTGCTACATACTGACCATTGGAACCCTTAGAACCGATCATAGCAAAGAAGTCGGTAGGATTAACCATTACGCAGTCGGCCATGAAGTCCTGAGAAGCCAAGTAGCCGGAAGCAGCTTGAATGCAGTCCCAGTTGTTAGGCTCTTCCCAGTTGGCTGTAGTGCTGAGGTCATTAGAGTCAGCAGCAGCGGAAGAAAGTCCGTAGAGCTGAGGCGAAGAACCCGTACCGGTCAAAAGCTGACTATCTTCCTGGTTCATCAGCAAGCGTGTAAGCTCGTAAGACAGATAAGAAGTCATGCCGCTGATGTCGTTCAGCATCTGCGTAGAGATACGAGCGAAAGCAGCAATTACCTCAGCGTTGAAGGTCTGCTCGGCCATGTCCTTGTCAATCTGGCTCTTTGCGTCTCCCTCGGTCTGGTTGCCGGCTGTGCCTACGCCTCCGGTTACCTTAGCATACCGTACGCTGTCTCCGATCATTGTGCCTTGTGGAATGAAATTCCGGACACGGTTAGGACGGTCTACATCTGGAAGGATAGGCAAACGAGTTTGCTCGGCTACGTCTCCAGAAGTAGAAGCGCTGAAGGTCATAGTACCCGCAGATTTAGTAAGCATATTGGGGATACGAATACCCTTATGTACGGAAGGATCGTTCTTGTAGTTCTCGTACTCTGGGTTCTCTACGATGGACTTAGCCATAGCCTCGGAAGTAGTCAGCTCGGCCGCCTTAGTAGTAGACATACCGTTCTTGGTAAGCTCCTTAAGACGAGCGTCCAGCTTGTCGCTGTGCTTCTGTACTTCTTCGCTGTTGCCTTGTACCTCTTTAACCAGGTCGGTCAGCTTGTCGATTTGGCTGCTGTAGTCAGCTTGGCCCTTTGTGATTGCATCGATGCGGCCGTTCAGCTCTTCTCTGGTCTTTTCTACAGAGCTGGAAACGTCCGAAGCAATCTTGTTCAATTGTTCTTCTGCGTTCATTTTAGACAGATTTAAGAAACATTCATTTATTCAGATTAATGCGGTTCCAAATGTCCAGCAGATTCGGCTCGGTCTCTTCTGAGTGCTGTTGCGGCTCATCCGTTACGAGTGAACTTAATGCCTTCTGTATTTGGGTGCATTCGATCTCTAATTGAGTAAAAGCCTCGTCCGTCAGGGTAGAACCTGACCGGAGTAGCTTTTGCATTTTGCCCAGGCGTTCTACAAGGCTTGTAACCTCGTCCCCGGACTTAACCGATACTGTAGGGGTTTCGGCATTGGCCCCTATGACCACGCTTGAACCTTCCCACAGTTTGGCCTCGGTAATGGTGCGGACGCGCTCGTACTTGGGCTTGTCCTCGTCATCCATCTCGTAAGCCATCTTAACAATAGAAAAGCCTACGGAATGCTCGTTAATGATACCAGCCTCGTAATAGGCCATAACATCGCGGCCCTTTGCACTATCGACCAGCTTTGAAACAAAGTATAGGCCGTAGTCATCTTCTGCAAGCTCCATTAGCTTACCGATAGGCTCATAGCTTGAATGGCTCCAAAGGTGAGCTATACGCCCTTTACCGTTGGGTCCGTTCTCAGCTATAGACTTAGAGTACGCGCCCCTGGCCATTACATCGTTATGGCTGTCCACATTCCCGAACTTAGAGAAGTAGCCAGACACTACGCCCTTTTTTCCGTCCACGTCTTTGACGATCATTGACGGATCATTAAAGCCCTTATGTAATAGCGTACCGCTCATGCTCTTTTCTTCTTCGTCTATTATACTCTTACTCCAACGCTTCCCGGCCAAGCCGCCCCACAATAAATACGAAATAGTCCCGCAGGCTTTCGTATCATTCTCGTCATAGTAGGTCTCTGCCCTGCTTAGATAACTGTACATCCGTTTAACGGTATCGTAAGTTATCGCCTCCCTATTGGCCAGCTGCTGCGCTCTGACCTTACCTACCTGAGTGGCGCACCTATTATTAACTGCTTCATTTAGCTCTATCCCCCTCTTCGCATTGTTACTTACCGCCTCCGGATAGTTCTTATAGGTCTTAGCCATTTCGATACAAAATTACATAGAGTAAAAAACTACATTTCGCTAAACATCGGCTGCCCATCGTCCCGGACAAAGGCCACAGTACAGCGACAATTACAGCGGTTTTTGGCCCCTCCCGCCGGGTCTCCTGGTCGCATCATCTTAGACCCTTGCACGTTAAAAGGTTTGTCCCGGTCTACGGTCTGCCCGTTCATTACTCTATGGTCCGCCTCATCCCTGGGTATATATCGGGTTCGGCTATCCATCCGGGCTATCCAGACTTTTTTAAGCTGTAGCCCCAACTCATCCGCTATGCTTTGGCCTCCGGTGTCTATTCCGTAGTTAGACGCTGTTAGAACCTCAGTACGCGCTATTAGTTCGCTTCGCCACTTCGATATATTGCGCCACTCAATAGGCACGCGCTTATTTAGGCGCTCCATAGTTTCAAAGATGCTTAGACCTTCGTCTAAACTTTCGGCTATGATCCGTTGGATAATCCGCTTTGCCGCTACTTGACTACTCCCTATTATAGAGGTTATATAAGTGGCCGCCTCGGTGTCTACATACTCTAACATCTGAGCGGTCCAGATATATTGAAAGTCCTCTAAGGTCATTTCCTTAGAACTGTCTGCCTCCCTTTTAATCTGATTGTAGGAGCCGGTCGCAAAGTCTACGCCTACCTCCTGGTATAAATCAACGAACGCCGCTTTGAGATCGTCCCTACGGACCAGGGTAGTAACAGCGCTTAGAACGGCCTGCGGGTCTGTAGCTAACTTCAGATACTCTAAGAGGTTTGCTATCTGGTCGTTTAGCGCCTTGTTAAAGACCTTGTTATACTTGCGGACATAGCGCCCCCGCTTGCGGTCATTACGGGTCCAGTACTTGGCCCCTTCGCGTTTAGTCATTCGGCAAGCTATCGCCGTTTATCTGCTCGGCTATTTGTGGGGCATCTAACCCACTTAAGGAAATAGGAACACGGCCAGCCGGCATATAT